AGGGTGGGGCGGACAAGGACGGGAAATGGAACTTCTTGTCTGTCACGCCGGGTGCGATCGTGTCGTCCGTGTGGAACGCCGCGAAGGCGCGCGGCTGGGGCCAGGTCATGGACCTGCGCGGCACTGACGCCGTGGATGCGGCGGACGCTAAATGGGCAAGCATCATGACGATCGCCTACGACCCGAGTATCGACCTGTGGCAGGTCGTTAAGTCCATGTGGGACCTCGGCATCCTGGACTACCGTTGGGAGGGCCGAGAGCTCTCAATCTATAACCCGAACACGGTCCTAGCGAGGTCGCGGAACAACCTGATATGGCGTCTGCCGGGCGCCATGGCTGCCGGTGAGACGAAGACGTGGCAGGACATGTGCACCGACGTCCTCGTGACCGGTGAGGGCGACAAGATATGGCACTTCCACAATGCGGAGGCGCCCGCTGACCTCCGCCGCATGGAGAAGACGGTCTCGGCTGGTGGTGTGGAGAAGGAGGAGACTGCGAAGATCGTGGCTCAGCGGACTCTGAAGTCTGGTGCGCACCCTGAGCAGTCCGTGAAGCGAGAATGGGTGCAGACGACCGCCCTGCTGCTTCCGTGGAAGCATTATGAGCAGGGCGATTGGATGTGGGTCGAGCGGGCCGATGGGCGCGAGTGGATGCGCGTCCAGCAGGTGTCGGTCACCATGAACGCTAACGGTGTGTCTGGGCATGTGACGTTTGGGTCTTTGCTGGATGACTATCTGACGCGTCTGGCGAAGAAGACTAAGGGTATTGCTGGTTTGGCGGCGACGTCTGGGTCTGGGGTGCGCCCGACTAAGCCGCCGGATAAGCGTAAGCCGAAGAAGCCTGAGGGCGGCGTTGGTGCTGGCGTTGTGCTGCCGAATGAGAATGGGGTTGGCTACTGGTCTGCTGCTCGCCTGACGTGGGCCCCGGTGACGACGGATGTGCGTGGCGTTGAGTTGTCGATTGCCCGCTATGTGGCTCAGGCGGAGTATGAGGTGCACCTGCCTAAGGGCGGATCGTACTGGCAGGGCCTGTGGCACATCAGCTCCGCCAGTAATGCGATGGATTACCCGAACCTGGATGCGGGCGTGCAGTACCGGTTCCATGTGTATGCGGAGTCCTCGGATGGGGTCTACTCGGATTGGTCGGATTATTTCTATGTGACGATGCCGAGGGATACGGAGCCGCCGCCGGACCCGTCTGCTCCTACTCTGGCGCAGAGGCAGGGCGTGTTGACGGTGACGTGGGATGGTAAGACGAAGGCGGGCGCCAGCATGCCGTCTGACGTGTCCTACCTGAACGTGGGCATCTACGGCCTGGCGCCTACACCTGCCGTGTTCACGCAGAAAGGGAGCCTGCCGGCAAGGAAAGACGGCCAGTGCATTATCCCTGATCTGCCGTTGAATACGCCGTTGTCTGTGGCGTTGAAGGCTGTGGATCAGGCTGGTAACGAGTCGGCTTGGGGTCGGGCGGCCCCGATTAGCCTGTCTCAGGCCGGCGTTGACCCGGATGTCATCAAGAGCCAGGTTGACGAGGCCCTGAAAAAGGGTGATGCGCTGTCTAAGGCTACGAAGGATGAGCTTCTGAAGATGTTCTCCAAGATGGGGCGCTCGGAGGATGTTGCTGACCCGTCGTATTGGGTGGGGCCGCCTGGGGAGGGGACGCCGGGTAGGACACTGTGGGTGTCTCCGGATGGCAGGATTTTCCGCTGTAAGAAGCGGGGTAGACTGACTTATAACCGTGATGCTGAACGTTGGGAGGCTACCCCGTAATGGCGTATAAGAAGTCTCGTGATGACTGGAAAGACTACCCGGATGGGGATACCCCTATCCTGGCGAAGCACCTGAACACTATCGAGAACGGGATCGTTCAGGCGGCCAACACGGCTGATGCGGCCTTGTCTGCGATGCCGGCTGGTGTGATGCTGCCGTTCGCTGGGAACAATATTCCTACTGGCTGGCTGAAGTGTGATGGCCGGTCGCTTGCTCGGTCTGTGTATCCGAAGCTGTTTGAGGCTATCGGTACGACGTATGGTGCCCCGTCGTCGGTGACGTTCAACATCCCGGACATGTCTGAGCGGATGCCTATCGGCGTGAAGAACGGGGACGCTCAGCTGGGGGCCGTGGGCGCTCGTGGCGGGGAGCGCACGCATACGCTGACTGAGAGCGAGATGCCATCGCACGTGCACAAGGTTATTTCAAAGGGTGCAACGTGGAAGAATGGCGTTGCCGTGTGGGACTCGAATGTTGGTTCCGGTAGTGGCTGGAAGGTGCCGTCTGGTAGTGATACTGGCCAGCTTGATGAGCTGATTGCTGGGCCCACGGGTGAGGGTAATCCGCATAATAACCTGCCCCCGTATGTGGTGGTGAACTACATTATTAGGGCGGCGTGATGGCTGTTAAGAGGACTGAGTATCTTCCGTGGCCTGGCCCCCAGGAGTATCCGGGGCCTGACACTAAGCCGAATCTTAACTACAGTGCCCCGGATGCGACTCTTGTTCACGGCCGCTACGGCTGGGAGTGGGAGGAGGATACCTCCGCTGCTGTCCAGGATGTTAAGGCGGCCGTGGATGCGGCTAAGGGCATTCAGCGGTTCCTGAATATCAGTACTGACCAGCTGACGGTGAAGAGTACCGCGTTCATCAATGAGGCGATCATCCAGAAGATTTGGACTCGCGTCATCACGGCTGAGGAAGGCGAGTTCGCTAAGATCAAGGCGAACATGATTGAGGCCCATAAGGTAGTCGCTGACGAGGTGCGGGCGGGCGCTATTGACGGTATGGTGATTACCGGGGCGACATTCCAGACGGGACCCCCTGGAACTAATCCGCGCATCCTGATCGATAAGCAGGGCATGGATGTGTGGGATGAGAATGGCAAGCACACGTTCGCCGTGAGCAAGAAAGGGAACGTCCGTGTCGATGGCTCTGTGGGCATTAGCGACTCATGGTCAAACTGCTTTTTTGAGGACGTAAAGGCGAATGGGGGGCGGGATATTGATGGGGCGGGCGTCAAGATCGGCGTCGGCTTGCTTTTTAATCGCAATACTGGTAGTGACTATAGGGTTCCGGGTGCTATCACGATCCGGGAGAGGCCTGATGGTACGCCGTCTATTCAGTTTTTTGCGCCGTCTTGGACGACGCAGACAGCCAACATGGACCTGAGTTCGAAAAAAATCAACATCGTGGCCCCTATTGGCGGGGAGCTCGATATTGATGCCGCCGGCGTTGAGGTGAAGTATAAGGGCCAGTTGGCGCTTCTCTGTACGGATGACCGTGTCCTTTTGCGTGGCGCGAAGTACGAGTCGGGTCAGTTCGGTGTGCGGTGTAACAGGAATGAGAGCGCTCTTTCATGGGACTGGAACTGTGATGTGCGCATGTATACCGATAATGGCGGCGCGGGGCAGGTTGCTCAGTTGACCGCTAATAACTCCAAGCTTACGCTGCAGAGCAATCCCGATACTGATTATGTCGCTAATGTTCTTGGCGGCGGCTTGTATGCGTGGGGTCGGCTGGCTGGGACTAATAAGCAGTTCATTATTCCTCATCCGCTTGATCCTATGAATAGGGCACTGCAGCATGCGTGTACGGAGTCTCCTTGGCCGAGCGTGGAGTATTGGGACACGGTTGAGGTTGGTTCTGATGGTACGGCGGTGGTTGACCTTCCGGAGTATTTCAACGCTTTGCATCGCCCTGACTTGCCGGTGGGCGTGTTTTGTCAAGGCCCTGGGAGCCCGTATGCGTCTGAGGTGCGTATGGGGCGGTTTACTGTGCATGGGGAGCCTGGGAGCCGCGTGTGCTGGCTAGTGAAGGCCGCTAGGCGGTCGGAGACGACTCTGGGCAACACGTATGATGACCCGCCGGTGGAGGGCCCGTACATGTGGAACCGTGCGCCGGGTGACGAGGAGGGCGACCCGCGCAATCCGATAGATCTCCGTTGGCTGTATCAGCCTCCGGTTCCTACTAGCTGATAGGATGATGGCATGAGTGAGGATGAAAAGGATAAGCAGCTCGACGCGTTGCAGCGGATGCTTGCGGCGTTCGAGAAGCGCATGGGTGAGGTTGAGCGGGAGCTTGTGACCGCCTACGCGAACCTGGAGATATGCGCCCAGAAGCTTGCCGCGCTCCAGGAGGGTGCCGGCGGTGAGGGTGACTCTGAGTGAGTGTCACAGAGTATGCCGCCGCGCAGATGCGGTACTGGTGCGAGACGGGGGATTATGGGGGGGTTGGCTATAGTCAGCCTAACCGGTGGTCTGCCTATGATGCGTCTGACTGGGATGGGTGGCTCCATGGGCCGGGTGAGGCTGACTGCTCTTCTGCCGTGTCTGGGGCCTACAATATTGCGTTCCACCATGAGGGCGTGGATGTGGACCTGTTTCCGCGGTCTACGTGGACGGGGAGCCTGCCTGCGGAGGCGCAGGCGCGTGGTTTCCAGGATATTGGGGATTCGTGGACGGGGACTGTCCCGGATGGGGGTTTCCGTGTTGGTGACGTGATCATGGCTGATGGCCATGTGGTCATGGTGACGACGTATGAGCCTGATAATCCGCTTTTGTCGGAGTTGTGGATTGATGCGGCTGGCAGTATCTATGGTAGTGACGGTGGTGATGGTTCTGCTGCTGATGATACTGGTGGCGAGTCCCGCAGTATAAGGTACCTGGATCATCCGTTGACGGCTTCTGCTGGGTGGACGACGTGCCTGCGGTACGTGGGCGCCAACGGCGGCGGGGGTGGCGCCTC